TCAATAGGCGATGCAGATAGTCACCTTCATTCCAGATGCGTAATTATTGGGGCTGCCCGTAGCTTGAATATTGACTGTAATATTATGTGTGTGTGCCCCAGCTATGTTCATTGGGCTAGGATTATAACCTGTCCAGTTGTAACCTGCAGATGCAACTGCTCCTGCTGGGTTGCTATTACCACCTTGGCTTGTCAAATTCATTCCATGAAGGTGCCCCCCAGCCTCATCTACTGAAGAATTGGTTGCATGAGCGTGTGATTTTATTTCTCCTTGAGTTATTGCTCCTACAGGAGTTCCATTTGCGGCCAGCATAGCAAAACCATCTGGTATATTGGGCAGATTGAATGTTTTGGTGCCATCCCCAGCTCCATATGTTGTTCCGATGGCGCTAAACAAATCTGGGTAAATATCTCGGGATACTGCTGCACCATTGCAGATTAGTAGTCCAGCCGGCGGCTTGGATGTGAACATGGGAACTAACTGACCGGGGAAGTGCTTATTTGTGGATTTGATTGCCTCATCTCGACCTCGATCGGCCTCAGTTTTGGCCTTAGTGTCAACATAGGTCGAATCAACAGATCTTTTCCAGATGCTCCAATTTTTATTGTACCCAACTCGCCATGATATATTGCTCCCATCGTATGGAAGATAAATTTGATATACCATTGACTCAGATGAGTAAACCATTAGCATGCCAGCTAATTCAGCTGGGTAGTTCTGCCCGGTTGAAATATTAGCATTCCTTGGTTGGTGAAAAATTCCGGTATCTTGCACCGTATTGAGGTCAACACCTGCTCCTAATGGGGGGCGTAATGGAAACGCATCGCTTATACCGTACCCGCTAAGCGTGGTGGCTTTGTCGGCCTTGCCCGACAGCTGCTTGGTGATCGAAGCCGCGTAGTTGGCGTCGTTGCCCAGCGCCGCCGCCAGTTCCTGCAGCGTGTTCAGCGCGCCCGGCGCGCCAGCCACCAGATCGTTGACCGCTTTTTGCAGGTCGGTTTTGCTGGCGGCGTCGGTGATGCCGTAATCGGCCAGCGTGCTTTGCTGTCCGGTTTTCAGCAGCTTGACCCAGGGCTGCCAGTTGCCGTTCTCCAACCGCTGTTCGTAAGTGGCGCCGCCCCACATCCAGTAGACCTGGCTGCCCCATTTGTCGTTGAGGAAGTTGACCAGCAACATTCCATTGCTCTTATCCGGGGTTCCGCTCACCAAATTGCTGTCTATGTGATAAAGGCCATTGGGACGCACGGCTTGCAGCGATCCGCTGGTGATGACTTTGGCGTAGCCGGACAGGCCTAAGGCGTTCAGCGCCTGCTCGACGCGCAGCGGCGTCATGGCTTTGACGTTGTCGGTGCCCGCTTCCGCCTCGGCCTGGCTGGCGATGGCGATGCCGTAGCCGGCCAGCGTGGTGGGTTTGTTGTTACCGCCCCAGGAGATGTTGCGCATCGCCTGCAGCAATTGATCCTGGCGCGTAGGATCGGCTTTCTGGCCGTTGTTGCTGTTGATCACGGCCAGCAGCTCCTGCTGGGTGGATTGCACGGCTGACTGCATGCTGTTCAGCCAATCGGCTGTGACGACGGTGCCGAGCTCGCCCGTGGCGGGGTTGCCATCGTGAAACAGGCTGTCTGGAGTGCTGATGGATTTGAGCTGGTCTTGCATGGAAAACGCCTCCCGCTGGGTAAAGAAAAATCGGCCGTAGGGCCGATGACGGATGTCGCTGATTGAACGTGACGGATATTGTGCGGCGGTTGGCGCGGGGGGAGCAGTGGACGGGTGTCAGTGCCGCGCACGAGTCCAGTGCGCAATAAGCCAATATTGTTGGACTTCTGTATGTGCGTGATGCTGATGTTGCTGTGATAGAGAGTCGCGAACAAAGTTTCTCAGTAAATCTCAAGAAAATCAAATAGTAAGCTAGATTCAACAGTGCGTAATGCGTATCGAACCGTTGTTTGAAGCGGATGCGTAATTTACCGAACCCAGCCACGCATGCTTTTGTTCGACCACTTAGCGATGCCACCCTAGTCTCTCGCGGCTCTCAACGCCTTGGCGGACAATGAGGGCCTGGATGCTCCGTCGCCGAAGATAGTCCCGACAACGGCGGTAGTCGTACCCTTGTCGGTATGCAGCCGGTCTGGTCGTTTTCGTGGTTTGCCCGGCAAGCCGAGAATGGCCAGGATGGCATTGACCAATGACTCAAACATTATCGAGTTACGCTGGTTCGCGCTGGTAATGTACAGCGCCAAGGGCAGGCAACGGCGGTCTACGACTATGTACCGTTTGCTGTCGAGTTTGCCTCGGTCGGTGGGGTTGTGCCCCTGGGGTCGCCCCATCGATGCTGCGCGGCTCCAATCAATCTGGTTGCACTGTTAAGCTGCGTGAGTAATGCCAGATGGAGTTGGTCCCAGAGACCTTGCTGTTGCCAATCTCACAGTCGTTTCCAGCAGCCCATGCTACTGCCGAAGCCCAGCTGCTGTGGCAGGCCTGCCCACGGAATACCAGTGGTAAGAACGAACAGGATGCCGTTCTGGACAGCCAGGTCATCCAAGCGCGGACACCCTTGTCACGACGATGAGGTGGTATGGGAGGCAGTAGTTGTAGCTATTTCTACAGCTTCTGGGTAAGAAGTTGACGTCTCATGCTTGTCTGACAAGGCTTATCGCTAACTTGTTTTGCCAATTTTGTTAGTGGGTCTTAGGTGTATAAATTATCTATGCGTCAACGCTGCATGGTATCATTGTAATAAGTGATAAGCTGGCCGATATTATAGTAAATGTGTATTGGCTGATAAATAATCATTTCATAAAACTGGACCATAAGCAATGGTGACATTGTTAGTTGTCTCGGTGCGAAATATAAACTGCTTTTTATTAATTCAAGATTTTTAATTCTCCCTGCCACAATATGAAGTCGCTATCATCGCTTGTTTTCCCATTTTCCAACCGCATAGCGGTACCCAAAGTTGAAAAAACTATCCAGTATCGAGCAGATATTGATGGGCTGCGCGCGATTGCAGTTTTATTGGTTTTATCTTTTCACGGAGGACTAAGTTTATTTCCTTCTGGCTTTATTGGGGTAGATATATTTTTTGTGATTTCCGGATATTTAATAACAGCAATTTGCTATTCTGGAATTAAAAGTAATAAATTCTCGCTGTCTAATTTTTATGCTAGACGGCTATGGCGGTTGCAGCCAAATTTAATAGCAGTAATGTTATTCACCTCTATTTTAGCCGCACTGTATTATTTGCCAGAGGATTTGATTAGCTATGCAAATAGTGCAAGATATGCGGCATCATTTATATCTAATCAACATTTTTCACGAGTCGTGACGAGCTATGCAGCGACAGATTCATCATTTCTACTTCTATTGCATACATGGTCATTATCAATTGAATGGCAGTGGTATTTAATATTACCTGCTGGTTTGGTGTTTTTATTTAAAAAATTTTCACATGAAAATGTGAAACATATTGTGCTGGGATTTACTATAGGGGCGGTACTGCTATCTCTTTATTTTTCTAGAAAATATCCAGACAAGAGTTATTTTCTTTTGACATCTAGAATGTTCGAATTCTTGATGGGAAGTTGCGTTGTTTTTTGGGGGGGTAGTAAGAAAATAAGCAGTAGTTTTTGGGCGACAGTATTGGGGGTAGTGTTTTTTTGTATTTTAATCTTTATCGCCACATTAAAAAATATAGATATTGGTTTTCCTGATTATCACGCAATAATAGTATGCTTTTCTGTAGCCGTATTGATATTCGTAGGTGAGGGAGGGAATGGTTTTTTTAATAAGGTTTTATCTGCGCCTATTTTGGTTAATTTAGGTAAGATGTCTTATTCGCTATATTTATGGCACTGGCCTATTTTTGCAACAGGAAAATATATTGGTTTTGAAAATAATATCAAATTCAAAGCTTTTTGCTATTTAATGACGTTTTTTGTTGCATTTGTCTCATACTCTCTGATTGAGAAGCCATGCCGGAGAATGCAGTGGGCGCTAAAGAAGACGGTATTTTCTATGATTTTCTTGCCCATTTTCATTTCTATTGCGTTATATACAGCAAGTAGTTACTTCAATGGATTTCCAGAGCGGTTTGGTGCCGAGTACTCACGAATTAACTCTGAGATCAGAGATTATTCGTCGAAGTACAGAGAATCTTGTATTGATGGAGATGCATCAGGAATAAGCGCTAACTGCATTATTGGGAACAGGTTTTCGAAAAGGAAAGCACTTTTAATTGGCGACTCCCATTCAAATCATTTTTGGGGATTTTTCGATGTATTGGCAAAAGATGCTAATCTATCGATTTCTGTTCAGGGCACATCATCTTGTTTGACTTTGCCAAACATTTATCTATTTGATTGGTGGACCTTCAAAAATACTGTCTATCAAAACTGCTATAATAATACTCAGCAATATTTCCAAAGAATTAAAAATAATAAATTTGATTATGTTATTATTGGTCAAGTTTGGATAAATTATTCTGGTGATAACGTAATTAATAATCTGGGTGATCCGCGTTCTGTTGCATTGTCTCGAGGGAGGGTTGAAGCCGCGTTGCGGAATGCATTAAATATCATTGAGGAATCTGGAGCGAAGCCTGTTATCATGAAGACAATTTATAGCATGCCTGAAAACTATTTTGCATGTTATTATAAGCATATAAAGCTCAGGCAGAGCTATGGGTATGATAACTGTGATTTCAGTACGAGAACGAACCAAGACACTGAGTGGTTCTCCATATTATTTTCCAAGCTTAATAAAGATTACCCAGGCTTAATTGTTATTGATCCTAAAGATATTCAATGCAGGGGTGGAACTTGCAAAACGGAGATCAATGGGGTGCCAATTTATAGAGATGTCGGTCATCTTAATGATTATGCCTCATATAAATTTGGTAATGAGTATTTGAAGTATTTCCAAAATCCACTCAAGAACTGATAACAAAATGAGGCCCTGATAAGGGCAGGTACTGCTGGAAGGCTCTATTTTACGCTTGAGGTAAAGCACGTTGCTAAGACCCGCTAATATAAATCATGATCTTGGTTGCGCTGCACACTGCATGTAGAAATTGGTTGTCGCAATTGGTATTGGTATTGGTATTGGTATTGGTATTGGTCTGCGGCTTGCGGTCTTGCAACAATTCCAGCAGCTTTTTCTGCGTGGAATAAACCGTCGGCTGTACATCGCTCAGCTACTCCGATGTGACGAAGGTGCCAAGCGCTCCGGTATAGGGATTACTGTTTAGGTATTACTGCTCTGGAGCAGGTGATGGATTTGAATTGCTCTTGCATGGAAATGCCTCCCGTAAAAAGAGTAAACGGCTCCAGGCCTAGTGGCAGATGTCGCTGATTCGGATGACGGTGATTGTGCGGCTGGCGGAGGCGGCGGCTCAGTGGGCGGATGTCAGTGCGGCAATCGCGAAAAACGGCAGCGCGGGGCTGCCGTTTCGGGGTTGCTGGAACTGCGCTTAGCCTGGTTGCTTGGGCCAGTCGGCGTCCACCAGCCGCGGCCACATCGCCAGGTCCGGCAGGCGGGACAGGTCGACGCAGTAGCGTTTCCAGGCGGCCAGTTTTTGCAGTTCGTCGGCGGTGGCGATGCCGATGGACTCGGCGTCTTCCAGCGGCCGGCGGGCGGCGTAGGCGTCGGCCAGGCGCTGCTTCAGCTCGGCGTTGGTCTTTTCCGCCAGCGCGGCGGCCTGGGCGGTTTTGTTGATGCTCCAGTTTTTGCCGTCCCAGGTGGGGAATTCGCAGGGTTGCAGCAGCGTGGCGCGCAGGCTGTCTGGCGTGTCGCCCAGGCGCGCCTGAATGGGTTGCGCGGTATCGATGCTCCATAGTTTTACGGCGCGCCAGTCCGGCGACACAGTCCAGCCGCCGTCGCGGAAGACGGCAGTCTGGCGCTCGGCGGCGACTGGCGGCTGCAACTCGGTGCTATAAGCCGGCAGCAGCCAGACGCCGGGTTGCAGCGGCGATGGATCGGCCGCAGTCGGCCCCTGGTATTCGCCGGTTTGCGGGTGGTAGGCGTAGACGGTTTTGTTGTTGTCAGACATGGCGGGTTCCTCAGTATTTGATGCAGGCGAGCAGGGCGATGTTGCGGGGGCGAACGCGGATGGCATCCACATGTTTGTTGGCCGTGCCTTGCCCAAGAGTTTGTGCGCCTTGCACGCCATCGAAGATGCGACCTGCCCAATCCCAGTCTGCGGCCGCGGTTCCCATTACGTCCGGTACCGCACCGCTCCAGCCTCCATCCGACCAGTAGTCCTTGATGACACGTGTCGCGTTTTGCCAGGTGCCGAAGCCGCGTCCACCATCCGCCCCACGCCCATCGTCCCATCCTCGAATGAATTCGCCGCGCAGGTCCGGCAGGTTGAAGGTGGTGGAGCCGTCGCCCGCGCCATAGGTGGTGCCGATGGCGGCGAACAGCGACGGATAATCCTTGCGGCTGACCGCCGCGCCATTGGCCTTCAGCCAGCCCAGCGGCGGAGCGGACATCGCGAAGAAGGCGACCTGGCCGGTCAAATGGCCTTCATGGATCAGCGTATACCAGGGGTTCCAGCGTTTGGCGTCGTCGTTGCGGGTACGGAAGCGCATCACGTAGCCGTTGATGTAGTCGGCAGTCAACTGGCAGGAGTAGTCGCTATTGCCGCCCAAGCCCCCGAAGGCGATATAGGGGCCGTTGACGCCGCTGGAGGTGGCGTAATTGAAGCCCATCTCGCCGGCGGTGACATCGTTGTCGAGAGAGGTCTTGTCGTCGACGCATATGCGATAGCGGCGTTTCTTGATGATGGAGCCATCGTTGCCGGAATGCCAGACGCGATATTCGCCGCCGGTAGCTTCCTTCAGCATCAGCGTATCGTCGCCATATCCCTTATGAACCAGCGCCACCGCGCTGTTGCCGGGGCGATGCAGGCCCAGCGACGGGAAGTCGGTGCCGGTGGAGCGCAGTTCCAGCGTGCCGTTGGTGTAAATGCCATTGTCGTAATTGTTGGCTGTTGTCTTAATGACCCGCGCAGTTTGACCGGTGGACAGCTCCAGCGTGTTGATGCCGTAGCCGGCCAGCGAGCTGGACTTGTCGGCCTTGCCGGCCAGCTTGTTGGTGATGGTGGACGCGAAGTTGTTGTCGTTGCCCAGCGCGGCCGCCAGTTCCTGCAGCGTGTTCAGCGCGCCCGGCGCGCCGCTGACCAGCCCGTCCACCGCTGCCTTCAGCTCGGCCTTGGTCGCGCCGTCGGTGATGCCGTAGCCGGCCAGCGTGGTGGCGGCGTCGGCCAGCTTCTGCCATTGACTCCAGTTGCCGCGGTAGCGGCAGCGGTACCAGCAACCGGCGTTGTTGTAGCACTGATACTGTTGGTAGACCATCTCGCCATCGGCAAAGACAAACAGCAGGCCGGCGTACGGCGCCGGGTAATTGGCGCCGTTGGCGGCGTAAGCGTTGGCGGGATTGTGATACAGGCCGTCGTCGGCGATGTTGTTCAAGTCGACCCTGTCGCCCAGTTGCGGCCGCAGGGTCAGGCCATCGGCGATGCCGTAGCCCGCCAGAGTAGTGGGTTTGGCATTGCCGCCCCAGGCCAGCTGCTTGATCGCCTGCAGCAGCTGGTCCTGGCGCGCCGGATCGGCTTGCTGGCCGTTGTTGCTGCCGATCACGGACAGCACTTCCTGCTGAGTGGTCTGGATGGCGGACTGCACGGTGTTCAGCCAGCTGGCGGAGACGATGGTGCCCATCTCGCCGGTGGAGGGGTTGCCGTCGTGGAACTTCTGGTCCGGGGTGGGAACGGGCTTGATCGGGTCTTGCATGAAGCGCTCCTGGAAAAGGATGGGACAGGGACGGCCGATTGAGGATCGGCGCCGGGGAGGGAAAAGGCGGGGAGAAACGCGCGGGAGGCGCGCGTTGGGAGACGGTTTACGGCTGGTAGGCGAAGTAGACGAAGGTATGGGCCGGCTTGAGATCGTTGAACAGCTCTTCCAGCCTGGGGTCGCCGAAGGCGCACAAGCGCTCGCCCGCCAGCGACTGGCCGGCGCGGAACTGGTAGGGGCGCACCTTGCTGCCGAACACCGTCACCTGCCATACCCAGGGGATGTCGGCGCTCCACAGCTGCTGGCCGGCGCGGTTGACGCCGGCGCGGAACGGCTGCGGCTCGGCGATCTGAATCTTGTAACCCATGCCGGCGGCTAGCCGGGTGAAGTAGGGGATGGACAGGCCGCCGGTTTCGGCCAGCTTGGCCAGCACCGCCTGTTGGCGTTGCTGGTAGGGCGCGTCGGGCGGCGGCGTCAGCCCGCATACCCGCTCCCAGTCCGGCAGCATGGCTTCGGCCTGCTGCGGGGTGACGGCGCCGGCCAGCTGGCGGGCGGAGTTCTGGGTACGGTCCAGCGCCGCGCCCTCGCTGGCCAGCTCAGCCTGCAGCCGCGGGCCGTCCGGGCGGTAGCTGACCGGCGGCAGCAGCCGGGTCAGCAAGTCCTGGTAGGGTGGTTGCGGCGTCATTGCAGCGCCCTCACCGTCAGTTTGCCCAGGCGCAGCCACTCCACCACCTTCTCATCGGATATCGGATCGATGTTGCCGGCCGGCCCGTTGAGCTGGCGGTCCTGCACGCCGGGCAGGTCGGAGATCAGCGCTTCGATCCGGCTCTTGACCAGCCGCTCGCCCGGGGCGAGGCCGGCGAAGTAGGCTTGCAGCGTCTGCTGCAACAGCGGCGTGAACGCGTCCAGGTTCGCGCCGCCGAGGTTGAGCGCCACATCGATGTCCACCGGGCGCGGCGTCGGCGCCAGCACCAGGCAGCTCTTGGCGGTGACCGGGCGCAGGTCTTCGATATGGCTCTGCACATTGGCGAGGATTTCCTGGGACGGCAGGTCGCCGTTGGCGGTGATCACCACGTCCACGGTGCCCAGGCCGCGGCGCAGCGGGTAGACGTAGGCGGCGGAGACGCCTTTCACTTCCATCGCCCAGCGGCGGTAGTCGTGCTTGTTGCCGCCGGCCGGCGGGCGGCGGATCAGTTCCAGCAGCCGGTCCAGCAGGGCGGCGTCGTCTTCCACGTCCACGCCGTTGCGCATGCTGAGCAGCAGCGCCTTGGCGCCGACGCCGGACGGCGCCTGCATCAGCTCCACCGGCAGATTGTCCGGCTGATTGGCGGCGCTGCCGGCCTGGCTGGCGAAGACAGGCAACTCCGCCTGCTTGTTGTCGTCCAGCCGGACCGAGTACGGGCTGCCGTCGGGATTGGCGGCCGGGGTGGCGTACAGCTGTTCGCCCACTCGTAGCTGCAGGCTGCCGGTGACGACGGCGCCGGCGGTGCCGTTGATGCGCAGCGTGCCGCTGGCCGCGGTAGGCGGCTTGCGCACGATGCCGCGCAGGCGGGCGTGTTGTTCCAGGTATTCGCTGTCGGCGGTGTCGGGGAAGATCTGGCGGGCGATCCAGCTCTGGTGCTGGTACAGGCCCTCCACCGCGCTGGCCACCGAACTGGCGCGGACGAAGTAATCGCTGTCCGGCGCGATGTCGGCGTCGGCGCGCAGGTTTTGCAGGTCGCGCAGCAGCGTGTCGCGGATGCTGGCGAAATCGGGAGTGGACAGAGGCATCAGGCTATCCTCACTTGGTGTTGGAAATGGCGGATGTGGCCGCCGGTTTCGGCGACTTCGATGTTCAGGAGCAGCCGGCCGGGGCCTTGCCGCTGCGACGACACCTGGACGCGGCTGGCGCGGCCGTCCTGCAGCAGCGGCTGCAGCGCCTGCTCGGCGTATTGGCAGGCCAACAGGTCGATGCGGCTGCTGTCCTTGCTGCGGGACAGCTCATGCAGGCGCGAGCCCAGCGTCGGGTCGGCCCACCAGCCGCCCAGCGGGGTCATCAGGCGCAGGTAGACGGCGTTGGCGAGGGTGTCGGTGGAGCCGCCGGCGTAGTCGCCGGTGATGGGGTCCAATAGTGGGTCCATGGCGTTATTTTCCGGGTTTGGCGGTTGGAGGATCAGGGGACGGGGGTCAGTGGCCGCGCGAGGCGCGGCCTGGGGCCGGCTCAGCCTTTGGGCGGGCTGGTCACGCCGCCGGAGTCGCCGTTGTGGATGTGGCCTTGCAGGCTGATGCCGCCGGCCTTCACATCGCCGCTGGCGCTGACGCTGCCGGTGACCTTGGCGCCGCCGCCGCCCTGGATGGCCAGGCCGCCGTTGCCGCTGATCTGGCCCTGGGCGATGAACTGCGCGCTGGCGTTCAGCTTGGGCGTGGTGAAGCTGGCCTGTTCGCTGGCATTGACCTGCCAGGTCTTGCAGTCGAGCTGGAAGGTGTCGCACTCCACCGCGATGATCCTGCCGCGTTTGAGCACGATCTTGCTGCCTTCGTCGCTGTACAGCGCCACTTCGCCGGGTTGCAGCGATTGCAGCCGGTAGCTGCCGTGCTCGGTGGCGATCACCACGCTGTGGGTGGTGCGGCCGCCCAGCGGCAGCACCATGGCCATGCTGCCCGGCGGCGGGTTGGAGGTGTAGCCGTAATGCTGGAACAGCTCGGCGTCCTGCAGCCGCTCGCCGGCCAGCGCGTCGGCCTGCGCCGCCTGCACGCCGCCGTCGCTGTCGACGTGGGTGAGCACCGCGCGGAAGCCCTGGCGCACATTGCTGAAGGCGCGGCGGATGCGTTGGTCTACTTCATGCCACATGTTTTTCTCCTTATTGCTTGCCGGCGCGCATCACCGGAATCCAGCACTTGTCTTCCTTCAGCGTCAGCCGGGTGACGCTGCCCTGGCCGCGGCCGCCCTCGAAAGTGCGGGACATCAGGAAATAGGTGCCGTTGATGCCGTGCGGCTCGCTTTCCACCTCGATGCGCTGGCCCGGCGTCCACAACGCGCCCTGGCTGTCGCGGTGGCCGGCCACGGTGGCGGTCAGCGTGTAGCCGGCCAGCCGGGCGTCGGCCAGCATCTTGTCGGCGCGGGCGGCCAGCTCGGCCGGGCTGGCGGCGTCCGGCTCCACCTGGATGCGCGGCTTGTGGTAGCAGACGTCGGAATCGAAGACGTGGTGTGTCATCGCGTGGCGGCCCGGCGTCAGCGATTGGCCGTGGCCCTGGCCCAGCAGCGTCAGCTCGGAATAGCGCTGCGCGTGGGAGCGGGTCTCCGCCAGGCTCAGCACGTTGTTGCCCTTGCCGTCGCGGCGCAGGATCAGCCGCGCGCTGGCCGGCCGGCTGTAGTCCGGGCCGCCCACTACCAGCGTGCCGTCCGGGTCGAACCAGGCGGTCAGGCCGTTGGCCTGGGCGGCGCGGGTGAGCACGTCCCAGGCGCTGTTGCCGGGATCGACGTTGATCTTCTCGATCTGCCCCTTGGCCTTGGCGTCGACGCGGATGCTGGCGATGCCCAGCGGCTTCACCACGTTGTCCAGCACGTCCTGCAGCGTCATGCCCTTGCCGGTGAACAGCGGCGCGCTGCAGTCGAGCAGCATGCCGGCCAGGTCGCGGCCGGACAGCGCCAGCTGGTGGCTGCCGGAGGCGACGCTGTGGCTGATGTCGTCGATGCGGCCCATCAGCACCGTTTCGCCGCCGACCAGCACCTTGACCATCGCGCCCGGCTCCACGTCGGGCGGGAACACCCCGCCGGGCAGGCCCAGCGACACCTGCCAGGCGTCGGCGGCGACGACCAGGTCGGAGTCGACCGAGTAGTGGGTCCAGTCGCCGTGCTGGCGGCCGCCTATCTGCAGGCTGACGGTTTGCTTAGCGGGCGTAGCCATAGACCAGGGTCCCCGGAGTCAGATGGTTGGGTTGGGACAGCTGCGGGTTCAGCCGCAGCAGCTCCTCGGCGCGCTCGCTGTCGCCGTACCACAGGTGGGCCAGCTGGCGCAGATTGCAGGCGGATTCCACCTTGCGTTTCAGCAGCGGGGGCTTGGCGGCGATCAGCGCGGTGGCGCCTTGCTGCACCTGCAGGCCCAGCTCGCGCAGGCCGTCCACCACCTTGTAGGCGTCCTCGGCCGGCAGCGAGGCGCGCCACTGGTCTATCGTGGTTTGCAGCGAGGCGCGCACGTCGCCGGCGATCTGTTCCAGCGCCGGTGGGGTCAGCGTCGGTTTCTGCGATTCGCTGGCGAAGACGCCGCCGGCGGCGGAGGCGAGCTTGGTGGATACGTTGAGCTGCAGCAGCGCGTCGATGCGGCGCTGGTCGTCGCTCCACACCGATAAGGTGGCGCTGGCGGACACCGGCGAGATGCCCTGGCGCACCGCGTCCGGCAAGCCTTCCAGCCGGCGGCGCAGCGCCTTCCAGTCGGCCAGCGTGGCCGACGACATCTCGGCGGCGGTTTTCAGCGCCGGCAGCGGGCCGATCTCCGCTTTCAGATCGAAGCGCCAGTTGGCCGCCTCATCCACCAGCTGCTTGGCCTGGGCGACGAAGGCTTGCGGATAGGCGAGCAGATCGGTCGCCTGGGCCACGGCCTGGTTGGCCATCGCGGCGAGCTGGCGGACGGTGGCGGTCAGCTGCTGGCGCAGCGCGGCGACGCGGGCCAGGGCGCCCTTGGCGGTGGCCACCAGGCCCTGGGCCTTGGAAAAGGCCTCGCCGGCCATCTGGCGCAGCTTGTCCACCTGCGACGAGATGGCTTCCACCTGCGGCAGCGTCTTCTTGGCGGCGAAGAAGGGATTGCCCGGCGTGGCTTCCACCCAGTTGATTTCCACGGTGCAGGAGTCGGTGGCGTCGGCGTCGTGGCTGATCTGGTAATCCACCACCTGGGCCTGCGGCATGCTGCCGAACACCGGATGGACCAGCTCGCCGGGGCCGGCGGCGTCCAGCGCGGCGACGAACTGGCGCAGCCGGTGCTGGTAATCCTTGCCCCAGAACATGGCCGACAGCGACACCTTGCGCGCCTTGCGGCCCAGATCCTCCACGTCGGCCCCGTCCTTGTACGGGTATTCGTGCATCGCCTGGTCGCGCTGCGCGCTGTCCACGCTCTTCAGGCAATCGAAGCGCACGCCGCGGAAGCTGGCGTCCACCAGGGGGCCGGCGGACAGGCCGGCGAACACATTGAGGCTGAACATCAGCTCCTCCTTTGTTGTTGGCTGTTGGCGGCGTTGACGGCGGCGACGATGTTGCCGTTTTGCACGTCGACCACCACGCGCAGCGGTTGGGTCAATTGCGTCAGCGCGGCGCTGAGCTGCGCGATCAATGCGGACAGCTGCGCCTCGGCGGCGTTGCCTGCCGCCGCGGGCGCTTGGCTGGCTGCGGCGGGTTTCTTGGGCGGCGCGGCCGGCTTGGGCTGGGCCTTGGCTTGGTTGGCGGACGCTGCGGCTTTGGGAAGCGGCTTGGCTGCGGCGGGGCCCGGCGCCGGCGCTTTTGCTGCGGGGGCGGCGGGCGGAGCGGCCTGGGCTTGAGCGGCAGGATGGGCCGTACCGCTGACGTCTACCTTGCCGGCTTTGAAGCCTTCCATTCTTTGCATGCCGTCTTGCAGTGCGTCGCGTTCCGCGGTCGTCATGTCTTTCAGTTTTTTGCCGTGCAAGTCCAGACCGCGTTTGGCTGCTGTCTTGTAGATCATCTCGGCGTATTTCTGATGGTCAGCCTTGCCGGAGTGATCATCCATGGCATAGCCCGGCAACATTTCTTCCACCGAATGATTGGCATGATCGTGAAACAGCAGCTGAGCCTGCGCGGCGCGGCCTGCTGCCTGGCTCTGGAAAATGGCGTAGCCGTTGTGGTCCAGATCGACGACGCCCTGGTATTTCTTTTGAGCCCTGGCCAAAGCTTTGGCTTTGCTCACCTTGAGGTGCTTGGTGGCCTCCTCGCTGCCGGTGAAGCCAAATTTCATATTGCCGGGATTGTTGTCGCGCCAGGAACGCGAACCGCCGGTCCGAGTTTCAGTCGTGCCGTTATTGAGTCGGTATTGCCGCGTCTTGTCTTCAGAACGAAGTAATTGTTGGATCTTGTCATCCCCGATGGTTTGCGGGGTAGGCTGGCTTGCGTTGGCTGCGGCCGCCTTTGGCTTCGGCTGGTTGGCTGGCTTATGCGCGGCTTGGACTACGGGTTTCTGTGCCGCAGGCGCATGGGCCTCCTTCCCTTGAACTTGCGCAGGCGCTTTCAGATATTCAGCCTTGGGGCGCAAAAATTTTTGCGGCTGTCCCCACCATGCGCCCTTGCCCATTTGGGCGCTGGATGCGCCTTTCTTGGATTGAGCACCGAAGAAGCTGCCTTTGCCGGTGTTGGCGTCATAGGCCTCGACAATACCGGTATGGTTCTTCTCTCCACGCCACAATGCGATGTCGCCGGGTTTGACGTCTTTGGCGTCGACTTCCTCGTAGTATTTGGAGTTGGCCATGCCCGCTGTGGTTTGGTAAGGGATGGCATAGCCCGCGCCCGTCAGCGCTTGATTGACCAAATGGGAGCAGTCGATGCGGTTGACGCCTCTGGCGTCTTTTTCCCCGTTAGCACCATCCTGGTGTTTGTAACCGTTGAAGCGGCCGCGTTGGTCCAGGATGGACTGTCCTCCCGCCCCTTTGCCGGAGGCTGTCTGCGCATGGGACGTTGGCGCAGTTTGGACTGGGCGCGCATTGGCTGCGGGAACGGTAGGCGTGGGGTGCGGCGGCTCAGTGGGCTGTGCAGCCTCAGGTGGCTGGGATGGTGCTTGGCCTCCCTGCATAGTTTTTGTAACTATGGGGGCTAGATTGTTGATGGCGTTTTTGGCGCGCTGTGCATACTCGACAGTCGATGTGCCGTTTCCATCGCGGGTTTCTTGGTTTTTCTTGAAGAGCGCGCTGGCTCCGCCAACGCCTCTTAAGTGCGCTGCGCCGGCAAAGGCGGCGATTCTTTCCGCAGGCGCATTCGCATCGATGGCCTTCAACTTGATGCCCTGATTGATTTGCTTGTTGGTGTACTCAAGGAATTTTTCATCTTGTAGCGCTTTATTGCCCAAGAAATTTTTCAACCCGCCGGCTACTTTCCAGTTGGATTCGTTTTCCAGAAATTTAGCGTGAAGGCCGGTATTTTTTGCGTACCAGTAGTCTTTCCAGTTTTTGCCATATTGTTTTTTGGCCGTTTCGATCGCCGAGTTATATTTCGTTCGGTCTACTAATCCTGTTTCCACAAGCGCTTCCGCGCCGAATTGATATTGGCCGTAATATCCCTGTCTATTGTCGCTATTCAGTTTGCCCGAGCTTTCCTTTTGCATGACGGCTGAAGCGTATGCACGTGTTTCGGCGTCAGTTAAGCCAACTATCTTCCCTTTCCCTTGAAAATCCAACGCGTGCTGGATGAGGTCGAATCCCGCATTGGCTTTGCCGTTTCGTGTTTTTTGAGTCTTCAGAGTCATCGCAGCGTACCTGTTGAAAGTGCTGCCTGCTGATATGACAGGCAGCACTGATTAACGACTTGGCAGAGTTATTCCGCGACTTTGCGCAGCGACATCAGCTTGATATCGCGGCGCGCTTCGCTTTCCACGCCGTATTTCTCGCCAACTTCCAGCGTGAAGCAGTCCAGGTAGCTGGTGCGCTTGCCGCCCGGGGCCAGCGGGAATTCGGTCAGCTTGGCGCCTTCGATCGCTTCCCAGTCCAGGTCGCCGGTCAGCGGGATGGAGACGGTGACTGCCAGGTCGTATTCGGAGATGCCGCGGGCGAAGCCCTTGGCGCGGCCGCTGGAGTTCATCGTCTTCACCACCTTGCGGCCGGTGCGGCTGCTGACGTTGAGGTCGATGACGTCGATTTCCTGGCCGTTCACTTCCAGGACGATGGAGCCTGCGTATTCTTTCAAAGCCATGAGACTTTCCTTTTCGATTCGGGATGGGGCGGCCGGGCGGCGGCCCGGCCGGCTGGGAGGTTGAAGGAAGGGGGAGAGGCGGGGCGGCCGAGGACTGCGGGATCAGCCGCCTTGCCGCGCGCTTACAGCAGCAGGTCGATGCGGCCGGCGAACACGTGCAGGCCGTTGACCACGTCCACCGGGATCTTGGCGTCCAGGCGGTTGGCGTCTTGCAGGTCGCGCTCGACGATCAGGCCGGCCTTGTTGGCTTCCACCTGTTCGATGATTTCCAGCTCTTCCAGCTTGTACAGCACGTCCAGCAGCTCGGAGCGGACCTTGGACGGGGTGCGGTCGGACAGCTTCTCGCGCGGGAAGCGCAGCGCGATGCGCTCGCGGCAGGCGCGGCGCACGTAGTCCAGTGTGCGGATGGTGGTGATGTCCAGCAGCGAGACGTCGTCCACGCCTTGCGCGTCCTTGGTGTAGGTGCTGATGGCGCGCACGATCTGCACGCGGTCGCCGGCGGCCACTTCCAGCGGGGTCACGCCGTTGTAGAGCGCGTTTTCCTGCTCGGTGCGGCTGGTGCGGGAAGCCAGGTCCACCACGTCCAGGCCTTTCAGCTCCAGGGTGTTCAGCGGACGGGCCGGATCTTCCTCGCTGGCGATCACGGCGGCGCAGGCGGCGGCGATGTCGGCCGACAGCTTGGCCGAGCCGCGGTACCAGGCGGCGGTGACGCGGCCGCTGTCCAGCTTGGCGGACAAGGCGGAGGCGTCGGCCAGCGCGCCGGTGGTGGCGATCACGCCGATGGCGCCGCGTTGTTCCAGCGGGCCGGACACGAAGTCCAGGTGGTTGCGCAGCGCGGTCAGCGCGGCGTCGCCGGTGAACGGGCTGGCGATGATCTGGTGGCCGCCGCTCACCACAGCGGCCAGGGCCGGAGCGAGATCCGGATCGCCGGCGCCGCCCTTCATCGGAGCGATGACGACGCCGAGGCCGGCGATCTGTTCCTGCGCCTTCAGCGCGATGCTGTTGCCGATGCTGCCCTTGTGGCGGGCGGTGAGGGTCAGCACTTCCTTGGCCGCGGACGCGGTTACCGGCAGGTCGGTCAGTTTGGTGATGGCGGCTTGCGCGTTGGCGGCGATCTTGGTCGGATCGTCGGTGGCGGCGACGGCCACATCGACGCGGACGGCGCCGATGAACAGGCTCAGCACGCCGGCGGCGGCGGCCGGGCCGCTGAAGGTGAAGGAACCGGAAGCGGCGGTGCCGGCGGCCGCGTCATCGACGCCGATGACGGTCAGCTGCAGGTAGGGGTTGGCGTTGATCGCGGCGCGCGCCATCAGGTGGGCGTTGGAGCCGCGGCCGAATGCCTGGGCGGCTTGGTCGTCGCTGAACACATCCAGCGCGGCCAGCGCCGGCTGCGCGGCGGTGTCGGCCAGGCGCTGGCCGATCACCAGCACGCGCTGCGGATTGCCCGGCAGCGTGCGCACCGCCAGTTTGGTGTTGAACTCGAAGTATTTGCCCGGCTTGCGGATGGAGGCCGGAATCTGGTCGAAGCTGATGTTGGCGCTAGCCATAAGGAAAGGCTCCTGGTGTGGCGGTTGGGGAGGTGCCGCGCCGGTTGGCGCGGCGAGGGGAAAGCGGTTACTTGGGTTGCGGCGCGGGATTGGCGACCACGTCCTGGGCCTTGACGCCGGCGGCGCCGGCCAGGCTGTAGTTGAGCTGAGTGCTCTGCCAAGTCTTGGCCGGGTCTTCCAGCCGGCCCCCGAAGGCGCGGAACAGCGCGTCCGGGTCGGCGTCGGTCTGCGGCGACGGCCAGTGGCCGTTGTCCAGCGCCTCGTCCAGCCAATAGGTGCTGAAGTCGCAGGCCACCAGGCTCCATGGCTGGCCGTCGCGCGGGGCCTGGCCCAGCGGTCGCACCTTTTCCGGCAGCAGCGGATTCACCGCCAGGCCGAAATCCTGCGAGGCCAGCAGGCGGCGCGCGGCGTAGACCAATTGCCAGACGCCGGCCCCGGCGTAATTGGCGTCGGCTTGCAAGCGGTCGCCGACGATGACGGTGAACAGCGCGTTGGCCTTGTAGCGCAGACGCTGGCTGGCCTGCGGCTGGCTGGACGTGATGCCGCCGGCCACGGTCCACAGCGCCGGCAGCCTGGCCAGCGCCTGCGGGTTGATGGTGGGGCTGGACTGGCCCGGGGTGAGCCGGCTGGCGTAGTCGCCGTGGGCCAGCTGCAGGCCGCACAGGGCGGTTTCGTCCAGGTCCGCCGCCACTTCGCGCACCATCCGGCCCATGCCTTGGCGCAGGCGGTCGGCGATGGCGGTTTGCACGGAAATCAGCATGGACATGGTCATTCCTTGGAACGATGGTGAGGATGGGGAGAGTGTGACGCCGGGCGGCGCCGGGGCTTAGCTGAGGGGTGTCAGTGCACTAGGCGTTTGAGCAGTTCGCCGGCCAGGGTGACCAGCAGCGCGGACAGGGCGCCGGATACCGCGCCGCTCTTGGCGGCCTGGATTTCGACGTCGCGCAGACGGCCGTCCAGCTCTTCCAGTTTCTTGTCCTGTTTGGCGAGGTGGGCGACGATCATGTCAAGCTTGCCTTCTATGCGGCCCAGGGCCAGCAGGTTGTCGTGTTCCACGTGAAACCTCTCACTTCTCGGCCAGTTGCTGGCACAGCACGCAGCGGGTGCAGCTGGGGATCGCCGCGCGGCGGGCGCCGGGAATCGGATCGCCGCAGTCTTCGCAATGGCTGAGGCCGCTTTGGCGCCATTGCTCGAAGTGGCGGGCGAGCGCCTGCTCGCGGAATTCGGTTTCCAGCTCGCTGGCCCGGTCGAAGAAGTCGGTCATGGTGTGGGTTCCTGTTGAGGGTAGAGTTGTTTCAGGGCGACAAGGCGTTGCTCCAGTTGCTGGCACCAGGCGCCGTAGTCGGCGGCGTGGGCGAGGAGATCGGGCGCCGGTAGCCCGGCATCGGCGCCGGAGGCTTGGGCGGCAGCTCCAGCAGGTAGGGGCTGGGCGCCGGGCAGCTCGTCGGGATAGCCGAGGAGCTGGCGGTAGAGGCGCAGGCTGTCAGGGCCAAGGCCAGTAAAGCGGGGACCATCGTTGCGGGTGACATCGTCTATCCTTTGCGCTTGTCGCCGTTGTTGCGCTTGCAGCGCCTGCTGTTGTTCCAGCAGCCGGCTTTCCAGTTGATCGATGCGCTGGCGCCACTGCCGCTGTAATTCCATGGCCGCGGCCTGGCGTTGTTGTTGCGCGCGGCTGTCCGCCGATTGCATTTCGGCGACGGTGGCCTGCAGCTTGGTTTGCCAGTACTGGCGGCTCTGGCTGTGGCCCAGCGCGTAACCGCCGGCGGCGGCGAGCAGCGGCAGCAGCAGGCCGGAGCCCAGGCGCAGGAAGGAGACGGGGATCATGTCCGGCTCCGGTCGCGATAGGCGGCGATCAGCCGCAGCGTGGCCGAGTAGCCGCCGACCACGCCCATATAGATCAGCCAGATGTCGGCGGTCAGCGCGCCGCGCCAGCCATTAACAAGAAACATGATGGTGGCCGCGGCGCAGGCGATATTGGCCCACAGCCGGCTGTGGCTGAGGCGGCGGCTGCGCGGATGGCGGAGCAGGTCGGCGAGGCGCATGCTCATTTCTCCAGTGACAGTTGGAAATGGGGTATCTCATGCAGCGGCGCTTCCAGCGTGCCGTGCCAGTACAAGCCCAAGGACTGGGCGATCCGCCCCATCACCTGCCAGTGAGGGTGGTCGATGTCGCAGATGGGCTTGCCGGCGTGCAGCGGCACCACGTCAAAGGCGCGGGCGGCGGGATTGCCGTGCAGCATCGCGTTGTGGGCCGATTCGCCGGGACGCGCGTAGGTGACGATGACGCCGGGCAGTTCCCGGCCCCGGCGGTACAACTGTTCCTGCTCGGCGGCCGAGCGCCAGGTGCAGATCAGCAATGGGTCCACTCCCTGGTCCCGGCACAGGCGCAGAAAGGTTTCAGCCAGCGGCTGCAGTTGCGGGTGCAGATCGGAAATGGCTCGGCTTGCCATGGGGTCTCCTTTGCCTGATGAAATGCGTTGCTCGGCCTGGGAGGCGGGTAGGCGGCCCTCGGCGGCGCCGTGCCGGGGGGTCAGTGCACTTCGCAGTCGGCCGGCGGGGTTTTCAGCACGCGCCAGACCATGCGGTCGCTGAGGCGATAGCGCATCGCCAGCACGCCCACCGCCTCGTTGGCGCCGAGTCCTTCCACCAGCATCGCGTCGAAGTCGCGGATCATCTGCTGATTGCGCGCCTGGCGCAGCGCGGTGCTGCAGCGCGGGATATAGAGGATGTCGCCGCCGAAATGGCCGGTCAGCCGCTCGGCCGCCTCCTGGCCGATCACCTCCACCAGCGCGGCGAAGCGCAGCTGGCCTGCGCGGCTCTGGTTCTTGGAGAAGGGCAGGGTGGTGCCGCCCAGCGCCTGCACTAACTGCAAAGTGCGCGGCATGCCAATCAGCTGAGCGACCAGTTGCATGGTGGAGGGCAGAGCGGGATATTGCGCGGCGGTATTCATCACGTGAGCTCCTGAAAGCCCCTCTAAGGGCCTTGGCAGACAAATAGTTCTAAATGAGTTATAGTTTGAGCAAGGCTAAACCAGGGAGCGCCTGGGTTTTATGCAGGCAGTTATTAGAACTGCATTAGTGGTTGAGTGCATATATTTTAGCACTTTTATAAGTATCATTGCTAATTAGTAGAACTACTTATGAAGTGTGATTGCTATTGTATGCCTTGCTTTTGAACTAAACAAGCAACGGGATGTCACTACTTATGTCAGTTACATTCGACAAAATGACAATGCGATGGTAATCTGGGGCGCCGCTCCAACCGTGCATGACTTCCGATGGAGTTCCAAATGGAAAATTCGCAGCAACAGACCGATTTCCGGCAGCGCCTGGAACTATTGATCGGCAGCGAGAAGCCCTACGCTTGGGCGGCGCGCCACGGTCTCAACAAGGGGTCGTTCACCAATATGTGGTACAAGGGCGGCGTTCCGCGGGTCGGAACCGCGCAAAAGATCGCGGCCGGCAGCGGCTGCCGGGTCGAGTGGCTGCTGTACGGCGAGGGGCCGATGCAGGACGAGCGCGCGCAGGCGCAGGAGGCCGCGCAACCGGCCGAACTGCCGTCCTTGCCCGCGCGCGGCGACGCGGATGAGCACGAAATTCCTGCCGGAGTGCAAGATGAGTTCTGTTTTATCCCGCGTTATAACCTGAAGGCGTCGGCTGGCTTTGGAACCAGCGCCGCCGGCGAGCAGCCGATGTTCTATATGGCCTTCCGCCGTTATTGGGTGAAGAACTATTTGAACGCTTCGCCGCGCGATCTGGTGGTGATCAGCGTCAAGGGCGACAGCATGAGCGGCGTGCTGGAGGACCGGGACACCATCCTGGTCAATACGGCCGAGCGCAATCCCGGCGAAGGCCTGTTCGTGATCCGCATCGGCGATGACATCTTCGTCAAGCAGCTGCAACGCTTGCCCGGAGGCGCGGTGCAGGTGAAGAGCGCCAATCCCTTATATGAAACTTTCACCGTGGATCTGTCCCGCTCCGCCGGCGAGTTCGAGGTGATCGGACGGGTGGTGTGGTTCGGCCGGCAGATCGCCTGA